GCCTTACATGGGAAACATCTTAAGTACACACTGTGTTCCCATTCCAACATTTCCCGTGAAACGTGTTGGTCAAACCGAGATGCATCGAGTCCAAATGCAACTGGGTCGGTAAATTGGTCCCAAGCCTCTCTAATAATTGAAGCTTGGGTGAAAGCATCATAGCCTTTCATGACCGTCTTGCCATCGAACGCGAGACCGATGGCTTTAAAAATTTCCTCTTCTATTGGACGAAGGTAACATCCAACAGCGATATTGTACTTAGGTTTTCGAGGGGATACGACTCTAGGTACAGGATCGGCTTTTAAATTTAGATCAACCTTTTCGTACTTAACGAAAGGTGTGATCTGAGCGTCTGTAGCACACACACCTTCATGCCACTTAGTATATAAAACACGTTCGTACATCGCTCGCTTGCGGCCCGTAAAAGTCTCTACAAACTTATGAGGATGTAAAGGGGCGGTCGATGGCAAGTTTGGTACCAATGCGTCTACATATCCTTGTAAACTTGATGGTATGTCTATAGATGGCTGCGGGGTAGGTGCAAACCCTTCAGGTGTCTTGACGAAAAACACCCGCTCCTTCACAGCTCGCTCTAGGGTATCTATATCCCTGTTGAAGCCGGTAATTTTTGATGATGCACGAGGACCATGCATCAACAAAAATTTACGCGGCTTGGGTTCACCCTCATGACGCATGACAGACAGGTTCGGGTGATTAGGAGCAGCACTTATGCCTGCTCCTGATCCTGTCAGCGTCACGGGGCCCCACTAGGCCCTCGACTCGGGCTTGGTCCTCCAAGACCATGCCCAAGTCTGGCTCGCTTTGTGAATTGCCATTTCATCAACATCCATTAACATGGACATCTCCACAGCCATATTCACCACGCGGGCAGCGTCGACTTTCCTCAAATCTTTAAATTGCTTGATTTGAGTTAGGATGTACCTTCTAGCAACCATTTTATTGGCTTGGCTAGACCCGGTAAATCCAAATTCAGCACGACACTGGCGCGACAAGAGTGCGGCGATACTACGCAATCTTGTTTTCCCTTTTGTGGTCACGACATCATCAGCATTATCGATTGCGTTAATAATCGTAAATGCATTGTAATAGTTGGGAATCGCTGCCAGGATACTACATGCCACAACGCACATAGCAAGAACTGACAGGCCGATGATAATCATAAAGCTCAA